CCCAAACTTCACTTCCACGATATGAAACCCCACCAAAAATTCCTCATTGAAAAATATGGAATAAACGATGAACCCTCAGTTACCCATAGAGAGGTGTTTTTCGATATTGAGATTGAAATGGGAGATCAACTTACCGCAGAATACATTAGATCATCCCCAAAGAAAGTAACCTCCATTGCTCTATATGACAAGCAAGTAGATATGTGGTATATTTTTATTTTGGATCCTAAACGTACTCTCAAACATTATCATGTAAAAAATAAAGAAATTATCCCTGTTGAAGCAGAAGAAGAACTCTTAGCAAAATTCCTAGAACGTTTTAGAGAAATCGACCCCGATATACTCGTAGGATACAACAGTGACTACTTCGATATTCCTTACCTTTACTATAGAATATGTAAAGTTTTGGGAGAGGAAATGGCTGCTTATCTTTCCCCAATAGGGAAAGTTATTGAAAGAAAAATGTGGAATTCGGATGAATTCTGGGATACAGACCAACCCATAGATATAGTGGGGGTAGAGAGTCTTGACTATATGAGAATGCATAAAAAATATAGTTGGGAGGATGAACCAAGTTGGAAACTAGATGCCCTAGGAGAAAAATATGCTGGTTTAAATAAAATAGAATACAACGGTTCATTAGATAGATTATTTGAGGAAGATAAACTCAAGTTTATCCAATACAACTTTCGAGACGTTGAAATTTTAGTTGAATGGGATAAAAAATCTCAATATCTAGCCTTAACACGAAACCTAGCCCACAAAGGAAAAACCAGATATAGTGAGGTATATAGTTCATCTGTAATACATGATGGTGCAATTTCTGCTTATCTTTTATCTGAGGGTATAGTTCCACCATCCAAAGAAAGAAAACAGATTAAAAAACAAGGATATGCAGGGGGTTATCTATTTTGCCCTAAAGCAGGTATCTATAAAAATATGTTTGATGAGGATTTAACTTCACTATATCCTTGTATTATCATGTCACTAAACATTGGTAAAGAAACATTTGTGGGAAGAATCATAAACGAAACTCTCCCCGATAATCTCTACTTTAAACCTTACCTAGACTCAGATACAAACGCCCCTAAACCTGATAGACACAACTATCTAGGTTTAAATGATCTTAAAAAGAAAGACCCAAATGAAGAGTTGCTAGTTGAGAATGCAAAGGGAAAACGAACCCGAATACCTGTTGAAACTCTAATAAAACATATAGAAGCCAACAAGTGGGCAATCTCAGCTAATGGTACCTTCTTCAGAACAGATAGAAAATCCGTCTTCTCAATCATTCTAGATAAATGGTTCCAGGAAAGGGTTTACTATAAGAATGAAATGAAAAAGTGCTATAAAGCAGGAGATGAAAAAGGTGGTGAAAAATACCATCTACTACAATATACAATGAAAATCCTACTTAACTCACTTTATGGAGCAACAGCACTACCTTCATTCAGATATTCAATGAACAAAGCAATATTGAGTGAAGCAATTACACTATCAGGGTGGCGTATCATCCAGGAAAGTGCTTTGGCTGCAAATCGTCATATGAATAAAGTTATGAAGGGTGAAATATCTTTGGAGATTTAAAATATTTTTATTATTTTTCAAATAAAAAACCATGTTAAATAAACAATCAATTAGAGGTAATATCCAAATATTCATCAACGATGAATTAGCAACAAAAGAACAGCTAATCCAACTATCTGAATCTTGGACAAACAATGAGGAGGCTCTATTTCGTAAACTCCTAAAACAAGGAGGTAAATTTAAGATCAAAGGCCAACATTATAAAATAATGGTTGAAGAACAAATTATGAATAGCAGAGGAAACCTAGACTCAGCTGCTAAACCCCTTGACCATACTGGAGATGATGTTGATTTAAATTATTTGAGATAAATGAAACACTTAGAAGAGGTTCCTTGGATGGTATGTGACGAAAATGATACAAATTTTTGTGCATATTCAGATACAGATTCAGTATATCTTCATGCTGAACCTCTCCTAAAAAAACTTTACCCAAATTGGGATGAATTCCCTAAAGAACAACAAGATGAACTTTTAGAGAAAGTAGCTCTATACTATCAAGATCATATTACCTCCTACTATGACACCTTAGCCAAGGAATGCTTTAACGTTCCTGAACATAGACTCGAAATGAAAACCGAGTGTGTTATCCGCTCAGCATATTTTAGAAAAACTCGAAGATATGCTCAATGGATTACAAAACAAGAAGGTATTGTAAAAGAAAAACTAGATGTTAAAGGTTTAGAGTTTAAAAAAGCAAACTTCCCAAAAATACTAGGTACATTTTTTAAAGAGGCACTAGTGGATGTTTTGAAGGGTGCCACACAAGCTGAAATAGATAAAAGGGTTAAAGAAATGAAAGCCAAGATATTAAAAGGTGAAATATCTTTAGCTGACCTTGGTAATCCAACAGGGGTTAAAAAACTTAACCAATACATAGAACGTAAGCCCAAAGTAGGAGAAATATTTACTATCACTAAAAAAGGTGCACCTGTAAACACAAAAGCAGCTATTGTCTATAATGACTTGATAAGATTTTGGGGCTTAAATAAAGACCATTCATATATTGCTCAAGGAGATAAGATAAAGTATGTTTATCTTAAACCCAACCCATACCAAGTAGATGCACTTGGCTTCCTAGACTTCGATATCCCCGATAAGATAAACGAGTTCATGGAAAAATACGCAGATAGAGAAAAAATATTTGATTCTATCTTATTGAATAAACTAGAGAACTTTTACGATGATTTGGGATGGAGGTTAAACCTCAACCCTTACATGGATCACTTTTTTAACTTTGAATAAATGATAAACAAACTCACACTACAATCCATCATCACCAAATACTATTTGGGTGAAAATGAATCTGTAAAATGGTCTACCAAAAATAAAAAACTCTCAATTGACTTTGTTTCACCAAACAAAGAAGTTATTGGAAATGTTTCTTGCCAAAACTTTCCTTTAGAGGATAGTGATATAGCAATTTTTGACACCAAAAAACTCAACAATATTATTGGTATTACCCTTGGAGATGTTATACTTGATCTAGAAAAAAACAATAAGATCTTCACTAAACTAAACATTTCAGATGAAAACTTTAATTTATCATACGCTTTAGCAGATCTTTTATTGATAGGTAAAGTAGGAACAGTAAATGAACCTGAATGGGATGTAACCATAACCTTTACCCCAGAAGAAAATCATATTCTGAACCTTATCAAGGCTAAAAATGCTCTATCAGAAATAGATAACATGGTTATATCTACTGAAAAGAATCTAGATGATGAGACTATTTGTAAATTTACCTTTGGAGATGAACATGGCCATAACAATAAAATAACCTATTCAATGTATGGTAAAATATACAAAGAAGACATTAAATTGCCTTTTAACTCAAACATGTTCCGAACAATTTTAAATGCCAATAAAGATATGGAGAGTGGTTTTATGTATATTAGCTCCAAGGGTTTGATGAAGCTTGAATTTAAAGTTGGAGATATTTCAAGTATGTATTATATGGTTCGTAAAGAAAGTACAGATTTTTAAAAAACCATATATTTATAATAAAATAACTTAATAAAAATAAAATGAACAAAGAATTTTTCCATATGCAAAAACTCGCCGGTATTATTACTGAAAGTGAGTATAAGGAGAAAGAAATTATGGGTGAAGTATCTGGTGGGAATTTTGAAGAAGAAGTTGATTATGCAAAATCTTTAATTCAAAATAAAATGGATATTGCAGATAATGCAAAAACATCGAGAACTAGATTGATTGAAGTTTTAAGTTCCATGCGCACTCCTACTGGAACTTATGCTGATTATTTTAATTTCGATTCCATGGGATTCCGTATTTTAGAACTAGGGGGAGGGACTTTTGGGTTTTTGTATTTAAATACATCTGAGTTTATATCCCCAAAAAGTCTTCGCTATGACCAGATTAATAAAGACCCAAACTTTCAAAAGTATTTTACCGAAATTAGCCCCAGTGGTACCAGAAATTCATACGAAATTCAGGTGCAAATTAAAAATTAACTATTTAAAAATACCATATATTTATTAATATAACAAGACTTTAGGGCACCGTTATATTTTTTATTAACCCGAGCAGCTTAGGCGCTCACAAAATTTAAGTGATATGAGTACACTACAAGAATTCGACATTCTATTTAGAAATTTTTTCGATCAAGGGACGTATTTCCTCCCCCCAACCCAAACCAAATTCCCCCACCCCCTAGACATCTATTCAAACAAAGAAGGACTATTCTTTGAGATAGCTTGTACTGGTCTTGAGAAAAATGATGTTGAAATAAGCACTGAAGGGGATACTTTAAAAATAATCTACAACAAACCAGAAGATGATAAATGTTGTGATGTAAACGAATGTGAATATATCCATAAAGGTATAGCACGTCGTTCATTTAATTTAGGTTATAGGATTTCATCTAAATTGGACATTACAAAAACAGATGCTGAAATGAAGAATGGTCTTCTTAAAATCTTTATCCCATATTCAGAAGTATCTAAACCAAAAGTTTTGAAAATTAAATAAGAGTTTTAAAGAAAAAGTGCCCTAAAGCTTGTTTTTTTAAAATATCTTTCTTATATTATAAACAAAAATAAAAGTTTTATGGAAGAAATGAAAAGAAAAGGTCGCCCTAAAAAAGGCGAATCAGAAAATTTTACTACACAATGTATTATTAAGGATCCACTAATGGAACCATTCTACATTAAAAAAGATGCTAGCAACTTTGAGGTAATTGAAGTTTCAATATCTACACGAGGGTTTAAAGGCAAAAAAACCGAACCTAAAGAGGTAGAAAAAACTGTAGGTTACTATACTAGTTTTAAAAATGCTCTAAATTGTGTTGCTAAACATAAATTCTATGAAAATGAAGGTGAATTCACCTCCATCCAATCCTACATCAACTCATGGGATAAAGTAAAAACCGGAATCGAAACACTATTAAACAAAAACGAAATATGAATCTAAAAGCAAAATTTAATGCAGTTATAATCAAACCTTTAGAGGAACAAGAAACCACTTATGGTTCCATCATTGTACCTGATCTAGATAAAGATAGAAATGTTCATGGAGAAGTAATAGCAGTAGGACCTGGAAAACATTCAGTGACAGGTGAATTTATCCCTACAACAACCCAAGTTGGAGAAATTGTAATTCTACCTACAATGGGATTCACTAAACTAGAACATAAAGGTGAAGAATATTTTATTGGGGCAGAAAATCAAATCTTAGCAGAAGTTATAAAAGAAGAAGAATAATATGAAAAAACAAATTAAAATTGGACCCGAAGCTAGAAAAAAACTTGTTGAAGGTATTGACAAACTAGCAGATGCAGTAGTATCAACTCTAGGACCAAACGGACGCAATGTTGTCTTCACAGATGGATATAATGTATCTTCTACAAAAGATGGTGTTACCGTAGCAAAACAAATTGAAAAAGTTGAAGATCCATTTGAAGATTTGGGCGTTAATATGCTAAAACAAGCCGCTATTAAAACAGCCGATAAAGCAGGTGATGGTACTACTACCTCAACATTACTCGCACGAGAATTGGTAAAAAGTGGAGTACAACGACTAAACGATGGTGCAAATGCTGTTGAAATCAAACGTGGAATTGACAGTGCTGTAGAAGAAGTTTTGCAAGAACTCCGATCCAACGTTGAAAGTATATCATCCGAGGAACAGTTAGAGCAAATTGCAACAATTTCTGCAAACAATGATCCAAAAGTTGGTAAACTTATCTCTCGTGCCATTGAAAAGGTAGGAAAAGAAGGAGTTGTTCATATTGAGGAATCTAAAACAGGAGAAACATATCTTGAGGTGGTAGAAGGTTTACAATTTGATAGAGGATACAAATCCCCATACTTTGTAACCAACAATAACACAATGTCCTCAGTTTTAAAAGATGCATATGTTTTAATTGCTGATCATAGATTTACTCAAGTAAAAGAGCTATTACCTATTTTAGAGGGTGTATCAAATACTAATAAATCTTTGCTTATCATTGCCGAAGATATTGATGGAGAAGCACTCGCTACTCTTATTGTAAATAAGATGAGAGGTACTTTGAAGGTATGTGCTGTTAAAGCCCCTGACTTTGGTGATCGCAGAAAACTTATCCTTGAAGACATTGCAGTGCTAACAGGTGGTACAGTGTTCGATAAAGATAAAGGCATGAAACTAGACAAATTCAGTTGGGAATGGTTCGGTGAAGCCAAAACAATCACAGTAACCAAAGAAAATACTACAATTATTGATGGAGCAGGTAAGGAGGAAGATATCCTTAAACGTGCAGAAGATCTAGCAGCGCAAATCGAAAACGCTGAAACACCCTTTGAAATGGAAAAACTCCAAGAACGTTTAGCTAAATTCAGTGGTGGTGTGGCTGTAGTTCATGTTGGTGGATCTACAGAAACAGAAATGAAAGAAACAAAAGATCGTGTAGATGATGCTCTCCACGCAACAAAAGCAGCCCTAGAGGAAGGTATTGTTCCGGGTGGAGGTATTGCTTTGTTATATTCTCGAAAAGTTCTTGAAAAATCAATGAAGAACAAAATGAGTGACTCTACCAAATTTGGATATAAATTGGTATATGATGCTTGTGCTAAACCTTTCCTCCAAATTCTAGCAAACGCAGGATATTCAGAAGCAGATGCCTCTATGATTGCTATGGTTGATCTTAAAGGTGGAAAAGATTTCTGGACAGGATATAATATCAAAGAATGCTCAGCAGTAAACATGAAGAAAGCAGGGATCATCGATCCATTTAAAGTTACAAAACAAGCCCTAACAAATGCATCCTCTATTGCAGGTACTATTTTGTTAACAGAAGTTGCAATCGTTGATGTACCTGAGGATAAACAATCACAACCACAAATGGATCCATCAATGATGGGGATGATGTAATATGGAAATACAAACAGTAGAACATAATATCCTTATAGCAGAACGTGTTAAAGGAAAAGGTGATACTTGGATTTTAGTAGGGGAGGATGTTGAACGTCCTTCCCTTACTGAAGCTCTAGAAGCATATTTTCAAAAAACAGGTGAAAATGTTCATTTTAGGTTAGAGCCTTTAAATAGTAAACTCTATGCTATAAAAGAACATGAAGAAGAAGTGGTGGTTGAACCACCAAAACGTTTTAACATATATGGGGATTACTAGTATCTTGCAATATTTATCACCATATAATTGACTTTAAATGAAACACTCCGAACTAAAACAACTCATTAGAGAAGAGATACATAAAATAAATCTCTCCCCGGATTACCAAGAGTTGGATATAGTCGGAAAAAATTTGTTTGAAAGTTATTGGTTAATGGGTGAATTACTAGACCCAACCAACTCTTACCCATACGAAGAATTAACTAAAGGATATTGGGTATTTAAAGATGACGGTGGGTATGAGTTTTTTGTTCGAATGTTGTTTCAACCTGTTGGAGAAGGATATTGGGAGATAAAAATGGGGTGGGTTGACTTACCAAAACAACAAAAATATTTAAAACAAAGTGCTAGAGAAATAGATGAAAGAAGAAGTGATACTATAGCTAAAATATACAAAGATGAAATTTTACCTAGATTCCTATCACAAAACTACAACAATACTCTTAAAATAATCCCTTTAGATATTAAAAGATACCAATTTACAAAAAGACTCATAACCAAATACCCCCACCCAGATATTAAAATAGTAGAAAATAAACCAAAAGAGATAATATTATCAAAATGAAATTAACCGACCTCTTAAAAGAAGTAGAAGATGAGCAAGGTGGAGAGCAAAAAGTTGTTCGAGCCCAATACGACCTTGCTATCCAACCATCATCTATTGAAGATGCTATTAAAGCATTAGATAACATAGATAATTACGGAATCTACGCACAAAACATGCGTAAACCTGATGTTATCAAAAAAGTATTTGGTCCTTCTATTCCTGCACAAAAAGCAGGAGCTGCTTGGAAAGATTGGGATGAAAGATCCAATGAAGAAAAAGATGCTAAAATAGCAGATATAAAAAATCGTGTTCCTGAGGAATGGTCAAACACGGTTGAGAAAAATACTTCAAAATTTGAGGCTTGGAAAGCTGAAGGGAACGAGGGGGATTTTGAAGAATGGTTAAAATCTCTAAATGGAAGATCTTTACCTCTAGAATTCTATGGAAAATATGGTAAAAACTATTTCCCCATGAAAACCCCAGACAACCTTAAAAAATATGCGGGGAAAATGGATAAAGATGTTCATTACGTGGTTAAAGATAATGTTATAGTATTCCCACAAGAAAACTCACCCTTTAACCCTAAATCTTATCTTAAAAAAGTTTTAAAAACTATAATGGATAATTCGGGGTTGGATTATAAGATAGTTGATGTTGAGAAAGAGGGTGGAGAAATAGAAACTGCTCCTGTAATCGCTAAAGTAGAAAAACCAACAGTACCACCTCTATCAACCACTGTAAACACTGCTGATCAAGCAGATAAACTTCGTAAACTATTGCAAAATAGATTAGGAGATGTTCAAGGAGCAAAATATGAAATTGAACCTGTTGGAACAGGAGCAGACAGAAAATATAAACTAGTTGTAACAGGAATTTCATCAGATCAAAGATCCAAAATTCAACCTCTAGCCTTTGATTTTAAACAAAATCTTAAAGAAGAAGCTGATTTTGAAAAGCGTAGGATGCTTGTTAGAGCAGGAATTATAAAATAAAATGAAAAAAGAACAACTCAAACAAATGATCAAAGAGGAAATCAAAAAAATCCTCACCGAAGAAATTGATATAGCTTCTGAATTGGATAGTTTTTTCCAAAACAACCCATACACAAAAGAAAACCAGTGGTCTCATGAATATGAAGCTAAAAACCATATTCAAAATGTAATGGGTAGACCTTTAACACCTCAAGAAAAAAGCAAAGTTACTAAAATGGTAAAAAAATACCGCGATGATTTTTGGGGAAAAAGCTATAGAGAAAAAAGAGACACAGAAGATAAAATAGCCCGAGAACGTTACTTAAACAACCTCCTCCCTTTAACTACAGACAATGGGAGAGGTACCCCAGATAGCATGTACTACACTTTAGCTAACATGTATCGTGATGTAGATAGAGATGGAAATGTACGCATTTCATATAGTGATCCAAAAAGTGGATACACTGACTATAAACTAAAAGATAAATGGATAAACACCCCAGTAGACAAAGCAACATTGGATAGGTATTGGCATCCTGGGCAATTACGAATGATAGGAATAAAAAACCTATAATATTTATAATAAAAAATATGTCAACAGAAAAATCAAGATGGGCTAAACTAGCAGGCCTACCAGAACCAACAGATAAACAACAGCTAGATGAAAACTTCGTTGGAATGGGGATGGTTGGAAACATTTTCGATCGTGAAAAAGAGCAATACGAAGATGCTTTCGAACACTTCCTATCAGAAAGATACGAAGAAAAAGTAGAAGAAAACTACGCAACAGAAGTACGAGATGCTTGGCCTTCACTATCAATTGACGATAGAGTAAGTCTTCTCTTAACAGTATTTGACGATCCTGATATGGCAGAGGAAATGGCAGAGAAAGATTTTAATGAACTACCTGAAGCTGCAAAAGCAAACATGCGAATGGATATGTTGGAGGAAGGGGAGTTGAATGAGGGTGAATTGGATTTTGAAGGGAAAGTAATTGGAAGACAAACCTATGATGTATTAGATGAGTATTTACCTAAACTGACCTCCAATCAAAGGTTTAAACTCTGGCAAACTATGTTGAGTTTCGTTAAAAAAGAAAAAGATAAATATTAAAACAAATCATTACTTTACGACTATAAAAAATTAAATTCCTAACAAAAAGAGCTTGTCTATCGACAGGCTTTTTTTTTTATCTTTAGATAAAATGTAGCTAGTCCGTAAAACCATAATATTTATAAATATGAAATACTATGTTTATACACATTTGAATCCTAAAACCAAAGAAGTATTTTATGTTGGTATAGGAAAGGGTAACCGTGCTTGGAATCAATGGGCTGGGAGGAACAAATTTTGGGAAAACTATGTTAATAAACATGGTTTTAAAGTAGAAATGATAGCTGAAAATTTAACTAGAGAACAAGCTGAAGATATTGAAATGAAGTTAATATCTCATTTAGGGAGGAGGCAAATAGATGAAGGAGGTACTCTTGTTAATAGAAGTATAGGAGGGGATGGAAATAAAGGGTATACCCATACTGAAGAATTTAAACAAAAAATGTCCCAAGACCGAAAAGGTAAATGTACAAGGAAGGTTAGAAAATTAAGTAAAGAATCTAAAGAAAAGATAAGTAAAAAACTCAAAGGAAGAAATATTACTTGGGGCAAACCAGTACTACAATATGACAAAAATGGAAATTTTATAAAAGAATGGGATAGTATGAAAGAAGCAGAAAGAGCCACTGGAGCTAAAGCAATATTTGAAGTAGCCAGTGGCTACCAAAACCAAAAATACAAATCCTCAGGGGGTTACATTTGGAAATATAAAAATTAAATTTTTATTTGGAGTTTTATAAAAGGGTTCATATATTAACCTATAATTAGTTATAAAAATATAATTTATGAAGGATCACGGGTTATTAAATGAAAGATATAGACCTAAAACATTAGACACTTTTGTGGGGAATGACAATATAAAAACTAATATACAAAAATTTATTGATCAAAATGACATTCCTAATATGCTATTCTATAGCCCTGCGGGTTGTGGAAAGACAACTTTAGCTAAGATTATAGTACAAAATATGGACTGTGATTATCTTCTTTTAAATGCGAGTGATGAGCGTGGGATTGACACTATCCGAGAAAAAGTAACAGGTTTTGCATCCACAGCATCTTTCAAATCTCTAAAAGTGGTAATATTAGATGAAGCAGATTTTCTCACTATTAACGCACAGGCTTCATTAAGAAATGTGATAGAGACTTTCTCACGCACCACTCGCTTTATTTTAACTTGCAACTACATCGAAAGAATCATTGACCCAATCCAATCTAGATGCCAGGTTCTAAAAGTAATCCCACCCTCTAAAAAAGAAATAGCACACCATCTAGTTGAAATACTTGATCAAGAAAATGTATCCTATGAATTAGAAGATATAGGAAATATTGTAACCCAATTCTATCCAGATCTTCGAAAGATGCTTAACACAATCCAACTTTCAATCATAGATAGTACTTTGAAAGTAGATAAAACAGTTGTTGTATCCTCTAGCTATATGAACTCTATTTTAAAGGAACTCAAACAAACTAAACCTAGTTGGACTACCCTGAGGCAAATTATTTTGGACTCTGGTGTAAATGATTTTGAAGAACTATATAGGTTTTTGTTTGACCATGTTTCAAAATATGCTCCTGGAAGGGAGGGAACAGTGTCTGTTATCTTAAATGAACATCTGTATCAAGCAAATTTTAGAATAGACAAAGAAATTAACATTGCGTCATGTTTAAGTAAGATTATAGATGCTATAAAACCCCAAGTAATTTAATTAAAAACAAATATATATTGTTATGATGGAAAATCAACCACAAATGAACATTGACCTAAAAAACACAACATCCGTAGAAGGATTTGATGGTGGGGTACTATTTGGTCAAGCAGTAATCCTTAGAAAAGTATCCAAATTCGTAGTTGGAGGATCCGAAGATGCCCTTCTCCCCATCCCTGTATTCTATGATTTGGAAACTCGTAAAATTTTAGTAGATTCAATTCCAAAAGAATTGCGTGAAGAATATAAAGACTATGTCATCGAAGCATAACATAAAAAATATCTTTGATTGGTTAAACCATATGACCTACTACAAAACCCCCTCCTCTGAATTTACAGAGGAGGATTGGGATAAGTTTAATTCTTATATGGTTAATAGGTTTATCTCAATGGATAAAAACTATGTTGAGTTAGCTAATTATGTTCAAATCACTCCCTATGATAATAAAGAACAACTTTATAATATTTATAAGGAGTATTTACCCAAAAAGAAAATGTTTTTTAAATATCTAAAATCCTCCCACAAGTCTCCACCTCAAAAACTCGTAGAGGAATTCACAAAGTTTTTTGAATGTAGTGTAAGTGAAGCAGAATCACATGTCAAAATCCTTAAACCCAAAGACCATAAAAATATTCTTTCTCATATGGGATATGATGAAAAAGAAATTAAACATATTTTAAAATGAACGAATTCTCCTCTAGAAAAATCCCCGTAACAGACACCATTGTAGACTCTATCATTGACCAATTTGTAGAAAGAGCAAAAGTTGGAAAGAAAAAATATGGAACCGATTTAGATAGAAACGACTTAACCCTCCAAGAGTGGATTGTCCACATGAAACAAGAGTTAATGGATGGAATTTTATATTTAGAAAAATTAGAAAAGCTGTTTGGAAACCGTCCTCTTTAAATATGTATAACATATGAAACCGTCCCAACTTAAAGATCTAATCCGAGAAGAGCTTAAACAAGCCCTCACCGAAAAATACCAGGACCAGTACAAAATGAAGGGTCGTTTGATCACAAACATTAAAAACAGACCACAAAAAGAAATCTTGTCTGACATTAGAGCTATTGCAGGTATAACAGTTGTTTCAACAACTGAACTTGAAGATTATAGTGAACAAAATTTTGATCAATTCACAACTATCCTCAACCTAAAAATAGATGGATATCCATTTATAAAAACAGGTGGTTTCTCTCGAGAAAAAATTACCGATATAGCAAACATGATCCGAAAAGTTCCAGATGTGGTTTCATTTAACTATAACCCCGAAAGCATAACCCCAATGTAAAGATACGGTTTAGGACCGTTTGCGTTACGCAAAATTAAAAACCACTTAAGTGTCGCTACCTAGGTGGTTTTTTTCTTGGAAATTCAAAATAAAGTTTGTATATTAAAATTATGAAACTTGCAATAATAGGAAGTAGAGATTTTACAGATTATGAATTTCTTTGTTCAACCTTAGAAAAATATAAACCCAAAATCACTCTAGCAGTATCAGGTGGTGCTAGAGGAGCAGATAAGTTAGGAGAAAAATGGGCTATTGAAAATAGTATTGAAACTTTAATCTTCTATGCTGATTGGGATAAACATGGTAAACGTGCTGGGTTTATCCGAAATGATGATATAATTAAAAACTGTGATGTTTGTATAGCGTTTTGGGATGGGATATCTAAAGGAACCCAACACTCACTTTCACTATGTAAAAAGTATGACAAGCCTGTCAAAGTTATAAAATATGGCTAAAAAGAAAAAAATTCCCCAAATCGTAAAAGATATACGAAATTTTAAACCCCAAGAAATAGATTGGGTAAATCAAAAAGTAATATCCTATTCACAATTTTCTATGTTCACTGAGTGTCCTAAAAAATGGTCCCTACAGTATAGAGAAGGATACAAACAATTTACCTCAACAATCCATACAGTTTTTGGAACAGCATTACATGAGGTACTTCAACATTATATAACTGTGATGTATGATGAGAGTGGGGCAGCAGCAGATCGTATAAACACATATGATATGTTTGAGGAAAAATTAAGAGAAGAATATAAAACTCAATATAAAAAAAACAATGGGCAACATTTCTCTTCTCCACAAGAACTTAGAGAGTTTTTTGATGATGGGATTGAGATTATAAGAGATTTTGCTAAAAATAAAGGTAAATATTTCTCAAAACGTGGGTGGTGGCTTGTAGGATGTGAAATTCCTATCCAAATCACACCTGACAAAAGTAAACCCAATGTTGTTTACAATGGTTTTCTAGATATAGTAATGTACCATGAACCCACAAATACCTTTAAAATCATAGACATTAAAACTAGCAAAAGTGGATGGAATGACAAAACAAAAAAAGATGAACTCAAACAATTCCAATTGATCCTCTATAAAAAATACTTCTCAGAAATATTTGGAATAGATGAGAAAAATATTGAAATTGAATTTTTTATTGTGAAACGCCATCTATATGAACATGAAGATTTTATTATCAAAAGAATCCAAACCTTCTCTCCCCCTTCAGGAAAAATTAAACAAAAGAGGGTAGGAGAAGCTTTGCAAAAGTTTATAACAGAGGCATTTGATTCTAGTGGATATAAAGAAGTAGATCATCAACCCTTAGAAAATAATAATTGTAAGTGGTGCCCCTTTTACAAAACTCACCACTGTTCTGCGACTTTCCAAAATTAACATATATTTATATACAAACAATAAATATAAGTATATATGAGTGATAAACAAAAATTAACAAGCGTAAAAATAGATGAGGATCTATTTAATGATTTTAAAGTAGAATGTATCAAAAGAAAATTTTCTTTTCAAAAACTAGCAGAACGTGCTATAGATCTTTATATGAAAGATGAGGATTTTAGAAAGAAAGTTCATGGTCATAAAGTTTAACTTGGAATATTCAAATTAGTTTTTTACATTACCAATAAAAGTTTTTAAATGAAAGAAAAATTCGGTTATCTCCCTCAAAATGAGAGGAAAAAAATCTTGCTAATCTGTGATGATATTCGAGTACATTCAGGTGTAGCAACAGTTGCTCGTGAGATTGTCATCAACACTGCTCAGCACTTTAATTGGGTAAACATAGCAGGAGCAATACAACACCCTGAAAAAGGAAAACGTTTTGACATTTCAGCAGACACCAATAAAAATGCTGGGATAGATGATTCATCTGTTTTTCTCTATCCTGTAGATGGATATGGCACTCCTGACCTACTTCGTCAGTTTATCCAAGTAGAAAAACCAGATGCCATCATGATCATCACAGATCCAAGATACTTTGAATGGTTGTTTGCTATGGAGGCAGAAATCCGCAAAACAACCCCAATTATCTATCTTAACATTTGGGATGATTTTCCAACTCCAATGTATAACAAACCATACTATGAGGCTTGTGATGCGTTGTTAGCGATTTCAAAACAAACAAAACTCATCAATGAGCTAGTTTTAGGGGATAAAGCAAAAGGTAAAATCCTAGAATATGTTCCACATGGTCTGAACGAAAAACTATACTACCCCATTCCTGACAACGATCCATCTATGGTTTCTTTTAAAAAGAATGTGTTTGCAGGAGAAGAAAAAAACTTTATACTATTTTTTAATTCTAGAAACATCCGAAGAAAACAAATTCCAGATGCAATGTTGGCTTGGAGATATTTTCTAGATCGTTTGCCAAAAGAAGAAGCAGAAAAATGTGCTTTTATTCTTCACACAGAAGTAGTAAGTGAACATGGGACAGATTTAGAGGCAGTTAGAAAAGTATTGTTTAAAGACTATCCAAATGCTATCTATTTCTCTCAATCCAAACTTCCACAACAAGAACTAAACATGCTATATAATATAGCAGATGCACAAATCTTGTTAACATCAAATGAAGGTTGGGGTCTTACCTTAACAGAGGCTATTTTAGCAGGTACACCCATTATAGCAAATGTAACAGGTGGAATGCAAGATCAAATGCGTTTTGAAGATGAAAATGGAGAGTGGTACACACCAACCCCTGAAGTACCTTCTAATCATACAGGTAAATACCTGAGACATGGTAGGTGGGCCTTCCCAGTATATCCAACTAACCGTTCGTTACAAGGCTCACCTAAAACACCTTATATTTGGGATGACAGATGTAAACCTGAAGATGCAACTGAACATTTGGTTGAGCTATACAATATGAGTAGAGAAGAACGTAAAGAGTTAGGTAAAGCCGGTAGAGAATGGGCATTGTCTGATGAGGCAGGTTTCACAGGTGAGTTGATGGGGGTTCGTGTAATAAACGCGCTAGATAAACTTTTTGAAACGTGGACACCACGAGTAAAATTTGAATTCATCAATGCCAATGAGACCCAAGATGAATATGTTTCACACGAATTATTATATTAAAAAATGGCAGACGATTTTAACTTAAAAGAATACCTTAACAATAACCCCCTCCTTCAAGAAGGATCAGACCAAATATATGAGTTTGGTTGTGCTATGGTATATTTCAATTTTCCTGAAATGAATAAAATACATGATGTTATTGACCCTGAAGATATATATTATGAAGAAGGAGATAGAACATTTGGGTTAGAAGATGAACCTCATTGTACTCTTTTATATGGTCTTCATCCTGAAGTGACTACTGAAGATGTAGAAAAAGTAACAGATAAATATACATTTTATACTTGTAAACTTCATAATGTTTCTTTATTTAAAAATGAGCAATATGATGTTTTAAAATTTGATGTTGTTGGAGATAATCTTCATGAAATAAATAAAGAATTAACCCAATACCCTCACACAACAAATTTCCCTGATTACCATCCCCATACTACTATAGGGTATCTCAAACCAGGACAAGGGCAAAAATATGTAGACATGCTAAAAGGACAAGAATTTCAATTAACCCCTCAACTCGTTATATATTCAAAACCAAATGGAGACCAAGATAAAATTAATATAAACATAGATTAAACATGGAAAATCAAGAAAACACAATTGGAGAACAAAGAGTTCGCGTTTCATTTAATGTAAAAAATGACAATTTAGTGACTGAGTTAAAAATAAAAACAGCTGAATTGATAGATATATGTGAAGCTTTAAAAAAACAAGATGCCCGTTTAGCATCCCTAGCCCAAACCAGCTATGAAGAAGCAGCAATGTGGGCAGTTAAAGCAGCAACCTCCCCAATAAATAATTAATAAAAGAGTAATATAAAAAGGTATACTTTGGTATACCCCTTTAATATTTATAATAAAATGAAAAAGTCTATAATCATCAAAGAAGAAGTTCATACACAATTAAAAAAATATTGTGACGATAATGGATTAAAACTTCAAAAATTTGTAGAAAATTTAATTTTAAAAAATATTAAAGATGAAAGAAGAAAAATGGGAGAAAAATTGCCCTAAATGTCAAAAATTAATAACTTATAAAGACAAGTATAGTTACTTAAAAAGTAAAAAAGGAAATAAAATATGTAGTTATTGCTCTAGACAAAACACAGGTTTAAAAAATAAGGGTAAAAAGAGAAGCCAACATGTCAAGGATGCTATTTCAAAAAAGATGTTGAACCATCCCTCTATAAAAAATAACACTTCTAGAGGAGAAAAAATATCTAAAAAACTAAAAGGTAGGGATACATCTTATATATGGGAATCTCACCAAAAATTAACTATCCAATGTCTAGAATGTAACAATCTAATAGAAAGTCAAAAACATAGATTAGATTCCCACCATTTTTGTAATAGGGATTGCCAAAAAGAATATTATTTTAAAAATAAAATATGGAAACCTAAATTTAATCCTAAAGCTTGTGAAATAATAGAACAATATGGAAAAGAAAATGGATATAGCTTTCAACATGCGTTAAACGGAGGGGAATTTAGAATAAAACAATTAGGTTATTGGGTTGATGGGTATGATATTGAAAGAAATGTGGTTATAGAATATTATGAAAAACATCACTCCCTCCCCAAACAAAATAAAAAAGACAAGAAAAGACAAGAAAAAATTATAAAAGCTTTGAAATGTAAATTTATCATCATACATTACAATAACAAAATAGAAATCCATGAATAAAACAACATGCGCAATATACGCCCCAGTACAAACCTTTTCAGGTTACGGAGCTCGAAGTAGAGATATAGCTAAAGCTATTATTGAGTTAAAAAAAGATGAATGGGATATTAAAATTATCCCTTGTAGGTGGGGAAATACCTCTATGAATTTCATAAATGAAAACCCAGAATGGAAATTTTTAGAGGAGTACTTCACCCCCCAACTATCATCCCAACCCGACATTATGTTTTGGATCACCATCCCTTCAGAAGCCCAGCAAGTTGGAAAATGGAATTGTTTAATTACAGCAGGAATTGAAACCACAATTGCTCCTGCAGAGTGGGTTGAAGGTTGTCAAAGAATGAATCTAGTACTTGGATCCTCAAAACATACAATTGATGTTTTGAAAAATTCTAAATTTGAAAAACGAGATCAAAGAACACAACAAGTTGTTGGGTATATTGAGTGGACAGGAGATAGTGAAATATTGTTTGAAGGAGCAAATACAGAAGTTTATAAACCTGATAATTCACCTTGTAAAGTAGATTTTAATGTTAAAGAAGATTTTGCATATCTTTTTGTAGGACATTGGATGCAAGGACAAATGGGTGAGGATAGAAAAAATGTTGGGTTGCTTATCAAAGCATTTTTTGAAACATTCAAAAACAAATCTAAAGCACCTGCTCTCATTTTAAAAACCTCAACAGTCTCAACATCATATATGGATCGTGATGAATTGTTAAAAAGAATTAGAGCAATCAAATCAACAGTAAAAGCAACTAAACTACCCAATGTGTATCTTTTACATGGAGATTTTACAGATGAGGAAATGAACTCCATCTACAATCACTCCAAAGTTAAAGCAATGGTTAACCTAACTAAAGGGGAAGGATTTGGTAGACCTCTACTTGAATTCAGCTTAACAAACAAACCAATCATCACAACAAATTGGAGTGGCCATACAGATTTCCTAGACCCCGAATTCACAACTCTACTCCCAGGAAATATGACAAAAGTTCATCCATCTGCAGCAAACAATATGCTTCTCCAAGAAGCAGAATGGTTTAGCGTTGATACAGGTCATGTAGGTCAATACTTGAAAGATGTTTTTGAAAACTATAAAAACTATGTAGATAAAGGGAAACGTCAAGGATATAAATCACGTACAAACTTCTCCTTTGAAAAAATGAAAGAAAAACTTGGAGAAATACTCGACAATAAAATCCCAGAATTCCCAAAACAAGTTCAATTGCAATTGCCCTCCCTCAAACGCATTCAACTCCCCAAATTGAGTAAAGTTGAACCCCAAAATGGGTAAAATTTAAAGTTTCCATATATTTATAATAAAACGATATATGGAAATTTTTTATGTTTATAGATTACTTTCAAATGGGGTTATTTTTTATGTTGGAAAAGGAAAACGAACTGAAACTTATGATAGAATCAATTATCATTTAAACTATTGGGTTCACAACAAAAATAAAAAATTGACCAATAAAATAAAAAAATTGAATGGAGTATTTGATATTGAAATTGTTTTTGAATCAAAAGATGAACAAGAATGTTTGGATCTTGAAAAGAAAATTATATTGGAAATAGGGAGAAAAAATTTATGTAATTTAACAGATGGTGGAGAAGGTGTATCTGGATTTAACCATTCCGAAGAAACAAAGCAAAAGATATCTATTTGGAGAAAGGGAAAACCTTTATCTGAGGAAACCTGTAAAAAGATAACCCAAAATAAAATTGGAAATGCCTACAAATTAAAAAATATCCCTGAAGGTAAGATAGAAGAATTATATGAAACTAAAAACATTCAAGAGATAGCCAATACATTAAATGTTACTTTCTCCACTATTAAAAAATACCTTATAGAAAAAAATCTATATATTCCTTTCAACAACAAACCTCCAAAAACACAGGAAACTAAAGATAAAATGTCATATTTAATGAAAAATAAAGGTAATAAACCAGTTACCCAATATGACAAACAAGGAAATCATATTAAAGATTTCCAAAGTATAACAGAAGCATGTTTATATTTAGAGAAACCAAACAGACAAGGAGATATAACAGCCTGTTGTCAAGGAAAACAAAAAACAGCTTTTGGATATATTTGGAAATATAAAAAATAATTAATATATTAAAATAAAAAAATATGCAACACGACGAAATAATCAAATGCCCAAAATCTCAAGGATCTTTATGCTATAAAATCCAAAATACCCCTGAAATTACAACCTATATGAGTTTATCTTGCGGTTTTTGGACAAATAGTTTAATGAAAGAAGGAGAAGAATTCTACCAACAACAAACAGAAACCCTTCCCGAACTCTATAAGGACCTAGCATGGAAAGATCCTGAAACTGGATTAACATGGATACCACAAACCGTTAATGCTGAAGGGAAAGGCATGGTGTTTCCCTATGGATCAAATGGTTCAAATTGGAAGTGGGCCTCTGTTAAATCACGCCCTGTAACAGAAGAAGAACAGTCAAACTCCACTTTAAAAACTTCTTACAAAACTGATATGAACACTATGAAGTTGTTTGAAGAGTATGAGTATGTAGCGGCTTTGGACTATATTGGAGCTTTAGAAGGATAAAAAAACGTTGGCCTCTTAAAGAGGCTTTCGTATAATTTATCAAATTAAAAGTTATGAGAAGCAAACATCCCGCAGACGTTTTAGTATGGTTAGAGAAAGTTATTGATTCTTGTCAAACCTATCAACAAACTTTCCCTGCAATGAAATGTATTCAAAACTTTAAAAATCAAAATCATTTTAATGCAGATGAATATTTGTGGCAAGCTGACCACTTAAGAAGCAAATTAAACTATAAACGAGAACAACTTTTAGAACAAAATCTATTAAAATGACAAAAAAAGAAATACAACTTCTAGGTTTTGAAAAACAAACCTCCCCAGATAATGATTTCTATTACTATACATTAGATATAGCAAACGGACTAAGCTTTATCTCAAGTGCTAACGATGAGGTTAAAAATGGTGAATGGTTTGTTGAGTTTTTTGACACGGATCCGGCTGTTAGATACACGAACTTTGCTGATCTTCAAGCTCTATTGAATAATCTTAAAAGACACGTATTAAAATGAAAATCTCTTACGCAATAACAGTCTGTAACGAAATAGAGGAAATCAAACGTTTGATTCCATTCATCCTCAAACATAAACGAGAGGAAGATGAGATTGTTGTGCAACAAGATAATGGAGGTCAACTAGATAATGGTGTTTATACCTATCTTACAAGTGATGGAATAAAGGATAATATTACTTTTTTAATTCATGAGCTTGACAAAGACTTCGCTCAATTTAAAAACAACCTAACCAAACATTGCTCAGGCGACTACATCTTTCAAATAGATGCAGATGAGATTCCAAATGAATTCTTAATAGAAAACCTTCATAACATTATAGAGTCAAATGATTTTGATGTTTGTATGGTACCTAGAGTCAACACAGTTGAAGGCTTAACCGACGCACACGTTCAAAAATGGGGCTGGAGAGTAAATGAACATGGATGGGTGAATTGGCCCGATTATCAAATGAGACTTTATCGAAATGATCCTGCAATTAAATGGGAAGGTAAAGTGCATGAAAAAATAACAGGATTTAAAACGTGGACAAAATTTCCTGAGGCTTTAGAGATGTCTTTATTTCATCCAAAACAAATAGAAAGACAAGAAAAACAAAACAAGTTTTACGAGACGATATGAGTAACGAGGTGTATACTGGCTTAGAAAAAGATAACTTTAACAATAAGGTTAAATATTTAGACTTAAAACTAAAACTTGATATTATCACAAGTTTAACTAACTCATACCCAAATGATCAAGAGTTAGGAGCTAAAGTTAGAGAATTTGTTAAATTACAGAAGAAATGATGAACCCATTGACATTTTGTATATCTACTTATAATAATCTTCCATATTTAAAACTGGCTATTAAATCTGTTAGAAAAAATAGTTATTTTAAAGATGCTCCTTTTATTATCCATGCTGAAAATTGCACAGATGGGACTGATGAGTGGTTAAAGGAAAATCAAGATAAGTATAACCTAGAATATTATATAGATAAAAATGATGTACCTCTAGGGATTGGGGGTGGGATGAACTTTTGTGCAGATAAAGTAAAAACAGAGTTTATTAACTTTTTACATTCTGATTTTTATGTAACTAAAGATTGGGATAAAGCATTATTAGATATCCATGAAAAGTACCCAAATGAAAAATTATGGGTGAATTCATATAGAATAGAACCTAACATATTTAACTCCCCAGATAGATATGGAACATCTTTAATTCCATTGGATATGTTTGGAGCATACTATCATGATTTTGATAGTGCTTCATTTGAGAATTGGGTAGAAGAATTTAAACAAATGAATGAAGGTTATGAAATTCCTAAAGGTGAAGGTGTTTCCGGGTTAGTTAAAAAATCATTATGGGATGAAGTTGGAGGAAATGATCCATTATTTGCTCCTACATCTTGGGATGACCATGATTTATTTTTAAGAATGTTACAACATAGTGTTCGTTTTATCCTACCTTCATCTTCAATAGTATGGCATTTTGGAGCTAGAGGAAGCCATAGATTAGAAGAAAATAACGGTCGATCTTCAGATCGTCAAAGAAAAGCAGAAGCAGACAATGCTCAAAAATGGTTATCAAAATGGGGAAAAATGCCTCAATTTGATCAATATGGAATGATCAAACAATTTTAAACATGAGAAAAAAAATATTAATATATGCTTCTGATAATAGAGGATATATTGAAGTAAAGAATGTGGTTAATGAACTATCACAAAGAGATTGTGACTATATTTTTGTTTACCCTACAGATGGTCAATTTGGATATGAATCAAATATAGATTACTTTACTTACCCTAATTTTGAATCTAAATCAGTTGGATTTCTACTCCCATTCAAACCAGACATAGTTTTAATTACTAGAGAATCATGGTTACCTGAAACAAATATAATAATAGAATTTAAACAAATTGGGGCTATAGTATGTAATTTAGAAAATTCATCTTGGCTTTATAATAATATAAAAACTAGATTAGAAATTTTAAGTAGAATGAAATTTCCAACAAATATGATTGATGTTTTCTTTGATCATAGTACATGGACATATCAATCTAAACTTGAAGCGGGTTGGATTAAAAGAAAATCTATTGTAACAGGTATCCCTAAATTTGACATTTTAAAAAATGTCCCAACAGAAACCATTCAACAGAAATATAACCTAACCAAACCAGTAATAGTTTTATATGGTTCAATGGAAGATAATATTAGACCAAACATTATTAATATTTCCAAAGAATTAGAAAGTAAATATGGTTCAACTCATCATTTATTCTATAAACCACACCCAAAAGAATTTACAGATTTTCCTAGTGATTTTACAGAAAATAATCTCACCCCATCTCCACAATTTAGACTAATTAGAGATGAAAATGAAATGTATTCATTCTCCCAATTAGGAGATATTCATATTGGGGTTATTACATCAGTTATGTACTATCCATTATACTTCAATAAAACAGTATATTATGTTGACTCAGATGATAGTGGAGTTATGTTTGATATGGATTTAGAAAATTTTAAGGGAAATGAATATAATTTTTGGGCTCCATTAATGAATGTTAATTCATGGGATGAATTTGTAGAAAAAATAGGAGAACATAGAATAGAAAAATTTAAAGATAGATACGATTTGTTTATGAGTAAATTTAAAAATATTTTGAAACCGTATGAAGATGTCGTAGATTTAAATCAAAAATTCGAATATGACAATACGGCATTGCTAGAATTATATGATGAATTCAATGATGGTAATGCATCCCAAAGAATAGCAAATTATTTAATAAACATATACAATTAACATGGCTGATAATTTTAACAACAAAACAATTTTGATTACAGGAGGTACTGGTTCTTTAGGTAGAGCTATTATCCAAAAATTAAAAAAATACAATTGTAAAATAATTGTATACAGTAGAGACGAAGGTAAACAAGCATTATATTTCGGTCAAGACAAATCAATTATTCGAGTAATTGGCGATATAAGGGATTATGAACAATTATCTAAAACATTACGTTTATATAAACCAAATTATGTTATCCATACTGCGGCTTTAAAACGAATTGATGATATGGAATATTACCCTGAAGAATGTGTTAAAACAAATATTCAAGGTTCTATTAATGTAGCTAATGCTTGTTTAGAAGCTATGGTTGATAAATGTATTTTAGTATCAACAGATAAAGCATGTATTCCTATTAATGTCTATGGAGCATCTAAATTTACCGCTGAACGTTTATTCTCCAATTTTGATCATAATTCAAACCACACCATTTTTAGTTCAGTACGATACGGAAATGTAATTGCAAGTAGAGGTTCATTTATTCCATTATGGGTGGATTTATTATCTCAAGATAAAAACATTAATGTTACATCATTAGATTGCACCAGATTTTTATTTACATTAGAAGATGCAGTTAACACGGTTTTATCTTCATTAATCAACAGTATTGGAGGAGAGGTATTTATTCCTTATTTTGATTCATTTGATATGGAAACTATTATTCAATCATTATCTCTTAAATTAGATAAAAAAATTAAATATAAAGTTGTTGGAATGAGACCCGGGGAAAAATTTCATGAAGATATGATTGCTAAAACAGAATTACCTTTTACATACGAATCTAAATTTTTAGATGGGTTTACAACAGAGCATTGTAATAGATTACTTTGTGTTATCCCACAATTTACAAATAAAGAATATCCCCTTAAAAAATATGATGGCCCTGAGTTCAACTCAGGGATTTTCTTAAATCATGATAAAGAATATTTAATTAAATTAATTGAAAAAGGATTACAAGATGCTAACTAGAAAAAAAATCAATGAAGAAGAACTCTGGGGGAATGCTCTTAGGTTAATGCCTAGAGGTACTCAAACGATGAGTAAATGTCCTGATCAATTTGTTGATGGGGTTTATCCTAAATTTGTAAAATCAGGAAAAGGAGCTTATTTGTATGGTTTAGATGGAAAAAAGTATCTTGATTACATGTGTGCTTTAGGTCCTATTATTTTAGGATATAATCACAAATCAACAAATAAAGCCATTAAAAAACAACTTAAAGATGGAATCATATTTTCTTGGCCTACATTATTAGAACAAGAATTAGCCCAATTAATTTCAGATGTAGTCCCTTGTGCTGAACAAGTTAGATTCTGTAAGAATGGTACTGATGCTGATTTGGCTGCTGTTCGAATTGCTCGCTCATATACTGGTAAAGAAAAAATCCTTAAACCAGCAGGTGGTTATCATGGTTGGGGAGATTGGCATGCTATTTCAATGAGACCATATGGAGTACCATCTTGTTTAAAAGAATTAATTGGTGAATTCGAATATAATAATCTTGAAAGTTTAGAGAAATTACTTGAAAAAGGAGACGTTGCGGGTGTTATTATTGAACCCCAAGCCTTAACCACCCCTAAACCAGGATTTTTAGAAGGTGTTAGAAAATTATGTACTAAATATAAAGCCGTACTTATTTTTGATGAAGTAGTAACTGGGTTTAGATGGAGTTTAGGTGGGGCTCAAGAATATTTTGGAGTTACCCCTGATTTATGTTGTATGGGAAAAGCAGTAGCTAACGGGATGCCTTTAGGTATTATTGCTGGTAAAGCAGAATACATGAATGAATTGAATCATGCTTTCTTCTCAATGACATTTGGTGGTGAAGCATTATCTATAGCAGCTGCTATTGCTACTGTTAAAGAATTACAAACTAAAGATTATAATCATATTTGGGAACTTGGAAATATGTTGGATGTTGGTATTAAAAATGCAGCCAAAAAACATAATTTAGATGTAATATTTGCTGGAGATGCCCCAAGACATAACCTAACATTTAACCCAGAAACGTATGAAGATGCAGATGGGTTAAAATATTTATTTTATCAAGAAATGGTAAAACAAAATATATTATTTCCGAATGTTATTTATATCAATTTTTCACATACGAAGAAAGATATTCAAAAAACAATTGATGCTGCTGATAAAGCTTTTGAGTTTGTGAGTAAAAATATAAATAATATTGATTCTGCATTAGAAGGTAAACGTGGTACTGCAATCTTTAGAAAAAATAGCTAATGAAAAACATTAAAGACACCGTTTTTATAATTCAAGCTCGAACACAATCAACCCGTGTTCCAAATAAAATGCTTAGACCATTTGCTCACTCAAGTTTATTTGAAATAACAATTGAGAAAGTACTCCAATCATCAATCATCCCAAAAGATAACTTTTATCTTTCAGTTATGGATGATGAATTGATTGAAATTGCTAGAAAACATAATGTAAATTATTTTGTTCGAAGTGAGGAATCAACTCAAGAACCCGTTACATTACAAAAAGCCCTAGAATGGCATGATAAACTTCCATTCAAACACTTTGTAATCATTAATGCTTGTAACCCACTATTAAAAGTAGAAACAATAGATAATTTTGTTAAGCAATTTTTAGAGGTAGATTCAAATGGTTTATTTGGAGTATTTGAGAAAAAAACATTTTTATTTGATAATGAAGGTAAAATGTTAAATCGTTTCTTTGGAGAAGATAAATACTTAGCTACATTAGAGACTAAGTTTGTTGAAACCTGTTATGAAGCAGCCCATTCATTGTACGCGGGATCTACAGAAGATATTGCAAACGGAATTTATATGGGAACTTTTAAAGAACCAGGCAATCCTAATTTCTTTGTAATGGAAGAAATTGAATGTTTTGATATTGATTGGCCTTGGCAATTTGAAGTAGCAGAAAAATTATACTTAAACAAATGAAAGCAATTATAATAGGAGGAGGCTCAATTGGAAAAAGACATTCTACTAATTTGAATAATCTAGGAATCCAAACTAAAATAGTTGATATAGATGAAATTGATAATATAGATGATATATTGCAAGAAGGTTTTGATTTAGGTTTTGTTTGTTCTCCAAATATAAAACATATAGAACATTGTATTAAGTTAGCTCAATATAATATCCCTATATTTTGTGAAAAACCATTCTATTCGTCAAATGAAGGGGTTGAAGAATTATTAAATATAATTAAAAAAAAAGATTTAACCACAATGGTGGGATGTAATCTACGATTTACAGACGAAGTAAAATCAATTAATCCAAATTCAAAATATATTAACGTTTACTTTGGGTATGATTTAAAAAAATGGAGATCACAAACTGATCACTTAAAATCGTATAGTGCTAATAAGCATTTGGGAGGTGGAGTACTTTTAGATGTTATACATGAATTGGATTATCTTTATTCTAAATTTGGAGATATAAAAAATATTTCGTATATTAAAAATAAGTTAACAAATATAACAAATGATACTGAAGATTTAGTTATTGGTAGAATAGAGTTTCAAAATGGAACTATAGCTGATTTTACTTTAAACTATCTTTCAGAAGAATACCATCGTTATTTTGATATTTTAGAAGGGGATATATTACGTAGAGTACATTTTGAAATAAAAAATGATATGTATGTTGAAGAAATAAAGTATTTTGTTAATTGCGTTAAAAATAATGCACATTGTATAAATAGTTTTGAAGAAGCAAATAAGTTATTAAAATATTTAATATGAACACATTTGTAATAGCAGAAGCAGGAGCTAATCATAATAAAAATTTTAAACAAGCACTATCATTAATTGATGTTGCTTTAGAAGCTGGAGCATCTGCTTGTAAATTTCAAACATATTCATCAAATACTTTATATAGTAAAAACACTCCTGATTTTGCTGGTTATAAAGATATTAATAAACTAATTGATGATATTGCCTTACCACGTGAATGGCAAAAAGATTTAAAACAATACTGTGATGAAAAAGGTATTGAATTTATGTCAACACCATTTGATGAAAAAGCAGTTGATGAATTAGTTGCCCTAGGTGTTAAACGTCTCAAAATAGCAGGATTCGAATCAACCGACTTCAGATTTGTTGATATGGTTGCCTCAGCTAAATTACCTTTAGTTATTTCTTTAGGTATTGGGTTTGAAATGAATTACTTAGGTAAAATATTTGAAATAGCAGACAAATACGGAAATGATTTAACTTTAATGCATTGTAATAATGCTTATCCTACCCCAATGCAAGATGCTGGATTAAAAATAGTTCAATCATTATCTTTAGACTCTAGATATAAAACCGGATTCTCAGATCATACTATGTCTACTTTAACTCCTGCTTTAGCTGTAGCTATGGGAGCAACAGTAATTGAAAAACATTTTACTCTAAGCAGACATTTACCAGGCCCTGATCATCCATTTGCTTTGGAACCTAATCAATTAAAAGAAATGATTGATTTAATTAAACAAGCAGAATTAACCATTACTCCCCAACTTAACCAATACTCCGAATCAGAACAATCATTCAAACAAGCAATGCGTTCAGTAGTAGCTAAAACTGATATTAAGAAAGGGGATATATTAACTGAGGATAATATTACAACTAAACGACCATTTTTAGAAGGAAATATACCTGCAAAACATTTTGAATTTACTTTAGGTAAAACAGCAGATAGAGATTATAATGAAGACGATTTTATATGCAATTAAGAAAATCAACACATAACGATTGGAAAATTCTCCTAGATTGGAGAAATGATCCTACAACTAGAGAAAATTCATTTGAAACAGGAGAAGTATCTGAACAAACTCATAAATTATGGTTCAACGATAGTTTACTCAATCCATATAGAGAAATTTATATCCTAGAAGATAATAACATTCCTGTAGGATCTATTAGATCAGATAATGTAGCAACTAACAAATATATTTTATCATGGAGTATTGCTCCCAATCAAAGGGGAAATGGTTATGGAACTAAAATTCTTGAATTATTTTTAAAAGATAAAACAGGTAATTTTATAGCTGAAATTAAACCTGAAAATATAGCTTCAATTAAAATGGTCCAAAAGAATGGATTCAATCAATTAGATGAAATAAAATACATTAAACAACAATAATATGACTGATTTAGAAATTATTGATGAAATCCAGAAAGTAAGAGGTAAAAACAATGTAAATTGGATGGACATTTTACGTATAGCATTCACTCATGCTCCTGAAGAAACAAGAGAAGTATTTAAGAGAATTACTAATGATGATAATCTTATAAATGAATTATCTAAAAAATTAGCTAATAATAAATGAGTTATATAAATGATAATTGGAAAGGTATAGCAAAAGGTCATACGGCGTTTTGTATTTTAGGAGGTCCTTCAACTAACCAAGTTAAAGACATCCAAGATATTATTTCTAATAACTTTACCATTACTGTAAACCATAATATTAAAACATATCCAAATTGTGATATGTATATTACTGCTGATAATTCAATTGCAAGAGAATACTTTGAAGATAAAGAATTTTGTTTATTTAAATTTACTGGTGGGAAATTACTTAGAAATCAAGCAGGATTTAATTATGATTCTGAACCAATTTGGATACAAGGTAAAAAAGAAATTATACAACAAAATCCTAACTTAATTAAAGTTATTGCTTGTAATGAATTTCCAATTTATAATTATTCATTTACAACAGGTCAATTACCCAAACATCATGGAGAAGAATATTGCAAATCAACACCTAACACCCACCTTTGTATCGAATATAGAAATGAACAAGGTGAATCTTATCCCCCATTAAGCCCAGACATCCCAGAAAGTATTATTGGATATGGCACTAATCCACTCCAATTAATCCCTGGCGGTAATGTATCTGGTATTTTATTTCAATTACTTTGGTTTATGGGATTTGATAAAGTAATAGTAGTTGGATATGGTGATAATGGTATATCAAATGGTTATGATGGAAAAACATTTGAATGGAGTAATGAAGAAATCCATGCTATGGTAACTCATAATACCATTTGGAAAGATAAACTTACCTCACTCCATGGTTCAGAAATATGTAAAGAATATTGTGATTTCAAACAATCAACATATGATGATTTAGAAATTACACCTTTTAAAAAACAACAATTAATTAATAAACTAATCAAATTATGAAAAAATTTCTTCTTTTACTCCATATATTCCCTAGAGAAATAGATGATTTTGATAATATTGCTTCCCAATTAAAAGTAGCATCTAAATATACCTCAGATAACATGTTGATAGATACTCATATTGTTTTAAATCTTAACACTGAAATTATTGATTGGGATAAAAGTATTCTTTCTAAAGATTTTATTTTAGATAAATTTAATCATATACTAACTAAATTTGATTGGACTAATGAAAATAAAATTGAAATAAATCACACAGACAAATATTGGGGTATTGTTGATCAAAGAGTATACTTACAAACATTAACAGATCAATATGATGGATTTATTTTATTAGATCTAGATGTAATATTTAATGATTATATTTTTTATTATTTACAAGAAACGCTTGAACATGTAAAAGAAGATTTATACATTATATCCCCACAAGTTTATAAATTTTGGGACCAATCATGGGATTCTTTAAGTTATTTACCTTACGATGGGACTGATGTAAATGCAGTTGATCCTTTTATAGTAAAAGCAATCAATCAAGAAGTTGAATTAATTCAAAATAAAAATATAAAGTTTGCAGGTGGTTGGTTTACTACTATAAGTTCTAAATTAATATCCCAAATTCAATTCCCATCAGATGTTAAAGGGTATGGATTAGAAGATACATTTATAGCAGAATCATCCAAAAAATTAAATGCTACCCAATATATTATGAAGGGTATCACTATACAAGAAAATAGAAAATATTTAAATAATCCCATTTATGTAAATTATATTAAATATAATTCTGAAAAATTAACTCAAATTAATAATGATACTAAACATATATTTAATTTAGCCCTCCAATCATTATGAAACAAATAACCTTTTGCATCCCAAGTAAATCAAACTTAAGATACCTTAAAACTTGTATCCCCTCAATTAGAGAAAATGCATCCCGAAAAGACCATGAAATTATAATATTCGTTGATTCTGATGAAGATGGGACGGTAGAGTGGTTAGAACAAGTAAAAGATGAATATAATTTAAAGTACTTTGTAAATCCAAATTTGGGTAAAAGTTTATTTGGAATTGGAAAAGCATATGACTATTGTATTGAACATTCAACCACAGACATATTCATGATATTCCATGCTGATATGATTTTGGCCCCAAATGCTGATTATGAGTTGTATAAACACTTGAAAGAAAAAACAGTAGTATGTGCAACTCGTATTGAACCACCTTTACATCCAAATAACGGAGAAAAAATATTAGAAGATTTTGGGGTGTACCCTGAAGAATTTAAAGAGGATGAATTTAACAAATATGTTAAAGAATATAACCCAACAATCCCAACCACAGAAGGTATATTTGCACCTTGGATGATGTACAAAAAAGAATATTTGGAAATACTAGGTGGACATGATCCAATCCTTCACTCTTGTAGAGAAGATTCTGATATTTTTAATAGGATGGATTTAGCTGGGTTTGGATTTGTCCAAACATGGAGTGGGTTTGTTTATCATTTTACGGGTAGAGGAGCAGGTTCATTTGATGGAGATGAGCAAAGACATAAAAAATGGAAGGAAGATATGGATAAATCAACTATTGCTTTCATTAAAAAATGGGGTACAAATGTTCAACATACTAATATGATGAAACCCATTGTATCACCTGTTTATAAAAAAACCTATAAGTTAGTTAACCCAAACCCTCAACTAAAACAAGCTCTAGAACCATGGTTTAATGAGGGGAAGGATATAATAGTAGAGATAGATGGAAACAAATTCTCACAACAAGATTTTCAAATAATTCAACAGCTAAATGCTATAATCAAAGATAGTGGAGAAATAGGAGAATTTGAATTAGGAAATTTAAAAATAACAATAAACTCACTAACAGAATATCAAAAAGATCTCATAAAACTTTCCTAACCCACCCCACCCCACCTTAATACGTATATACAGTCCTCAAATTAAAAACCCCTTGTAAACTCAAACTTTCTTTCGTATATTAAAACCATAAAGATGAAAACTTACATTTTTTATAGTAAAAACGACCCAAACCAAGAGCCCATAGGCTCTACATTGGCTCAAACACACCAAGAGGCAACACAAATGTTCGCCAAAATTAAAAAATTAACTATTGAAGAATTTACAAAACTGTTTAATGTTGAGAAAAGAAGAAGGTAAGATTTTAAAAAGCATCACCGATTTTATGGGTGAGGGAGTTCAAATCACCGAGAACCCCAAATCCTTGGAGAGAAAAGAGGAGGAGTTCTTCTGTAACCTATTGGAGGCAATAACTACCCTGGATGAGAGAACTCTACAACTATTGGAGGTAGGAATTGATTTGACCTTATATGAGGATCCACTACACCATATTATAGAGGGGCTGATATATAAATATTATGGACAGGTTAAGGCGCAAATCATAATGTGGTGGGTGTTGTCCTATCCTGAAAAAGAGAAGGGAAAAAACTTGACCTTAAGGTTAAATGATGGGAAGGAACACATCATAAACACTCCAAAACAATTGTATAGGGTTTTGAAAAAAATTAAAATATGACATACATATTGGAAAAATATATGATATGAACTGTGTAAAATGTAAAAATGAAATTAACCCTTTAAGACTTAAAGCATTGCCAAACACCAAAGTGTGTGTTGATTGTTCTGATATGAAACCTAAACGCGTACAGACGCGACTTTATGGGGAAAAGGAGGATACGTGGAATGATATTGAGTTTGTAGAGGATGATGAATAACGCATGCCTAGAAGAAAAGATTATACCAAAGGACAGATTATAGATGCTATGGAGAAGACCAAATCGGTACGTGCAGCAGCACGTTACTTGAATTGTTCTTATTGGCATTTGAAAGATTGGATGAAGAGATATGTGGATGAGGAGACGGGGAAAACCTTGTTTGAACTACATAAGAACCAATCTGGGAAAGGTATTCCAAAGTTTGCCGCCAATGGTGGGAATTATAAAAGAAAAGAACCACCTCTACTTGATATAATAGAGGGTAGGGTAGATGCATCTCATTTTTCTCCTCAAAAACTAAAACATAGGATGGTTGTTGAGGGGTTGTGGAAAGAGGAATGCCACTCGTGTGGGTTTCATGAGAGGAGAGTTTTGGATAATAAAGTGCCCTTGATATTGCATTTTAAAGATGGAAAATCAACAAATTGGGGAAATGGGAATGCTTCCCTTGTATGCTATAATTGTTACTTTCTATACTATGGCCAGATATTCTCTGAAAAAGATGTTGAGAAATTAGAATCTCACCAAACAACTCAGAAAATTCAAAACGACCAAATGCAGTTGGATGAATATCACATTGCTAGGTTACGTGAACTAGGGTTCTATGATAACGAAGATGATGATCCATATTCATTAGTTAGTAAAAAAGTATAATATTTATAATTGATGAAAAATAAAAAGCATACCAAGATTGTTAAAGACTTTGATAAGCAAAAAGAAAAACACTTAGAGAAGTTAGCAGATAAGATGCTTAAAGATGATGAGAGGAATGAAAAGCTCAAATCAAAACAAATAAATACTGATTTTTTAAAATTATTTTAACATGGCTTTGGAACTTACAGTAAACAACAATGATGAATTTGAGGATTTGATCAATAACCAAGATAGAGAAGTTTCGGGAGCATTAGTTGAAACTATTTTGAAGAACCTTAAGGGTAGAAAAAGACATTTACACGTTTTTAGTGTGGCTGTGATTGAGGATGGGAGTATATATGATATTACCATTGATAGAAAAGATTTTGAGGAAACCTTAACCAACCAACTTCCCATTTTAGAGAAATATGAAATGTATGAGGTATGTTCGGAGGTGGTTAAAGCATTAGAATATTTAAAGGAAAAGAAAAAATAAATGGCAACATATACCTCTTCTCAACTATATGGGACAGGATCTATTGGTGAGGATTTGAGTGGAGCTCAAACTTTCACCTTCACAAACCCTTCAGTATCATCCTATTTTACAATGGAGACCAACAGAAACTATTATGGGTTTTATGATAGTGGGTCTGTTAAGAATTTTGAAGGAACATACGTTGTATCAAGTTCAATGAGTTTGGTTACTTCATCCTATATAGCATCTGTGGTGGTTCAACCCGGAGTATCTTCATTTGTTTTCACCCCCGATTTGGCTGTTACAGGAAGTACCTATAGGTTAAGAGGAACAGGAGCTTACTCACTTACTATATCTTAACTTGGATTTTAAAAAATCCTTTCGTATATTTTGTTTATAAAAAGAAGGTTATGCTTTACGAAGTTTGGAGAATATACATGGACTATTCCGAGGATAAAGAAATTGTGAGTGGTCAACCAATAATCAAAATCAAAGATGAGGGGATTAGACACTGTTTAGTAAAACCCTTTAAATATAAAGTTGAAAAACACGATTATACCCCTCCAGCAATTGTAAAACTAGGCACCAAAACCTACATTTTCCCATCAGGAATTGAATGTCATCCCGATACTGAATTCTCTGATATTGTAGAGGTAAAATCTCAAAAACATATTCAACAGGAAAAAGAGGAAAAGATAGTTGAGGAACCAAAAACATGGAAATTTGAATCCTCAAGTGGAGGAGGTACATATACCGTTCGATATACAAAGAAAGGTACTCTGTTTTGTGATTGTTTTGGAGCTATAAGATCTAAAGGAAATTGTAAGCATTTGAAAGAAGTTCGTTCCTGGGTGATGGAGAGTGGAAAAATCTAATATTTATAATAAAATATTATGGTTGGAATATATAAATGGACATCCCCAACAAATAGAGTTTATGTAGGACAAAGTAAAAATCTAGATGGAAGGAGGAAATGGTATCTATCTGGGGGAGTAAATAAGGCTAGTATGCCTAAAATAAAAAGATCTTTTGAAAAATATGGTATAGAAAACCACGTGTGGGAAATTATTGAAATATGTCCCCTTGAAAAACTAAATGAGAGAGAAATTTATTGGGGTTTGTTCTATGATGCCTTAGAAGATGGATTGAATTGTAAATTAGGAGAACAAAACTCTCTGTTTAGTAGTCAAACTAAAAAACTAATGAGTGAAGCTAAAAAAGGGATATCCCAAAGTAAAGAACATAAAAATAAAAGATTAAAAGTATTAAAACCCCTATGGGAAGAAAAAAGTAAGGCTACTCTGAAAAGAGAAAAAGAAAAACCTTCTAGGCCTCCTTATAAAATGAAAGAAGAAACTAAAAAGAAAATTTCAAAATCCAAAACTGGGGTTCCAATACATACTGAAGAATCCAAGCAAAAATTTAGAGAAATAGGAAAGAATAGACCTTGGTTAGATAAAATGAGAAAAAAATCCATTGAATCCACCTCAACCCCTGCCTCCCAGTACGATAAACAAGGAAATTTCATTGCTCAATATCCCTCAGCAGCATCAGCAGAAGAATCATTTAATAAAAAAGGAAGTGACAACATAAGAGCATGCATCAGAGGAAAACAAAAAACTGCTTATGGATATATATGGAAAGAAAAACTTTAATATTTATAATAAAAATATGTCAAACCCAAAAGATGTAATAAAACTAGATGTTCCTTTGTTCATTCGTCTACTTGAATATGCAAGAGAGGATGCTAAAACAGATATGGATCTTCATACATTAGCAGATAATATTATTGAAATGTCTAGTGAAGGCAGAGTATTGTCCATGGATGACTATGACTATGTTTTACCTAACCAAGAGGAAGCTGAATTGAGAGAATTTTTTAGAAAAAGAATGCAATGAAACACTCACAACTAAAACAACTCATTAGAGAGGAACTTAAAAAAGCCCTATCAGAAAACACCTATGAGGTAGGAGAAACAATCCTATGGAAAGGTGGAAGAGCCGAGGTTATAGAGGATGATGGTGGTCCCACTCTAAAAATTCAACTCACAAATGGGAATATAAAATTAGTGTTTAGAAAGGATACTTCCTTACCATTGAATGAATCACCTTATCCTTTAATTCCAAGAAAAGACATTATAGCTAATGCTTTAGCAATCAATGATATCCCAGATGAGGAGTTTGAACCACAACAAAGTAAAGATGTTGTAGTTTCTTTTATTTTAAATGGAAGACCAAGTGAAACTTACCTTGAAAAAATGATGGGAATTTTGAGGAGAAATGGAGTTGAAGTTACCTTCCCAAAAATCAAATATCCTAAAACCAATTTTGGCTTTAAAGAAAACCCCAATATAAACCCTTATGAACAGCCTGGAGGAAGACCTTCAAAAGGAGGATGGACAGGAGATTAATCTAACAAAATACAAATGAAAAAGTTATTAACAACCTTAATGTTGAGTTTGAGTAGTATCTCAAATTCACAAACCCCTATCTACTACGATTATATTGAAAACTTTACTTGGTTTGGAGACTGGTGGCTCTATAACTCCTCAGGATTCTACACAGACATATCAGTTTCTCCAACAGTATCGGCAGCATTAATTGGATTTGGAACAAGCACCTACGAATACGATTGGTATGTTTTACCAAATGTTCCGTTAGACCCAACAAAACCACATCTTTTTAAGTTTAGGTTAGCAGCTCAACGCCTATCAAATCCTGCAGCAGCATCAGGTGGGATGGATACTGGAGATTATGTTGAAGTTCAGGTTTCAACAGATGGAGGATTTTCATATTTGGCTGAAATGAGAATCCGTGGGTTCAATAATGCAACATGGAACTATAATACAAATGGGGTAATCTCAGAAACATTGGATGGGGTAAATCAAGTTTATACACCAACAGCGGGGGGAGATAGAACCAATACAGGTGATGGATGGTCAGATATATCATTAGTTATACCGCAAGGAAACACTAATTTAGCGGTAGATTTATATGTTAGAGCAAATGCAAATGGAGAAGATTGGTGGATAGATAATATTGAACTTTTTGAACTATCAGGGTTACCCGTTGAGTTGATCATGTTTAATGGGATTACAGTTGATAACCTCAATATTATTAGATGGGAAACTTCCTCAGAGCACAATTCATCTCACTTTTTGCTTAAAAGATCCTCTAATGGAGTGTTTGATGAATCTACACCTATCTCAATAACCGAAGCCTCAGGGAATAGCCAAGAAAAGATACAATACAGCTTTGTGGATAAATCTTTTCCAAACCAAATCAACTATTACCAACTAGTTCAGGTTGATATGGATGGAAATTCTAAAACATATGGGCCTATCTCAATAGATAATAGAGTAAAGAAAAATCTTGTTAAAATAACAAATATGTTAGGACAGGATATAGATGAAAGTTATAGGGGAGTTGTCATTGAAGTATATGATGATGGTTCTACCATAAAAACTCTTAGATAAAAAAGTTGGCCTCTTAAAGAGGCCTTCGTATATTTTACTATATTTAAAAATGAAAGTTATGATAAAAACAGAATTCCCAATCACAAACCAATTTCTTGATCTTAAACAAATGTTTAAAAGCGATAACATAGATGTTGAGGCTTTTGACCATTTGAGTGGACAACTCCTAGTTCATCTTTCAGAGTTAACTGAAAATGGGATGAAAGGAGATGATATTATTGAAGGGGTTAAGTTGGACCTTTGGAAAGATCGAGTTTGGCATTTAATTGAACGTGTTGGATTATTGCCTGAATACAAAGATGAAGATGGGGATGAGTTGATAGAGGCTTTGGAAAGAGATGATTGGTATGAAGATGACTCTAAAGAGTTTGATGTTGAAGAAAAGGAACCTAAAAAAGGTATGGATCTATCTTTTGACCCATTCTATGGATTTTAAGTATGAAAAGACTTTTAAATAAAAAATATCAAGAGGAAAAAGAACCCGAGTTCTACCTATTGAATGAAAATGCAGAGGTATTTGCAGGGTTGAAGGGAGGATATCCCTTCTTCTCTCCTAACTTAGAGGATGCTAAACCTCTTGTAAACGATAATCAGGTTAAGATGATTAAAAAAGGAACGTATTTTACTCACTTAGAAAAATATTATGTTTAGTTATAGCGTTTTAAATTATTGTTTAATAGGGTTGGTATTTCTTATCTTTATAGAAGTACTTCATTCAAAAACCAAAGGTGAATTAAAAATGTATGAACGTTTTATAATAGCTGTTATTTGGCCATTAACTCTTTTAATATTTATAGGCGCATTTATCTATGGAATCTTCCAGAACATAAAAAACCTAAAAGATAGGGATGATTGATCTGTTAAAAATATTAACTCAAACTTGGATGTGGGTAGTTGCTGTTGGTGGTTTGGGAGCAATATTATATGAAATCTTTAAAAGAAAATGAAACAGTTATATATTCACGGTGGAAAAGCCTACCTCATCTTAAGAACTTTACCAATCTCCAGATTCAACATTTCAGATAATCTCTTAAACATGGATAATGTAAAAATATTTAGAGATTGGTGTGGGGCAGATCATGTTTTAAGAGATAATACCCATTTTATGTTTTGTGAGACTATAGAAGATATTGAGTGGGAGGAATTGGATTTTTAAATTTTCTTTCGTATATTAAAGTATATTAAAAAATTAAGGTTATGTATTCACAAGATTATTTATATAAACTTGCTTTAGCAGAAAAAAACGCTAGAAGAGTTGTTACACAAAAAGCCCCACAAGGTGGTATAAATGACTTTTGCAATCTAGTTAGGTGGCAAATAAAAAACCCAGACCTAAAACTACAAGAGGCATTTGAGGTTGTTGTGTTTTCAACTAAATTTAATTAAAATGAAAGATTTTTTAAGAGGGTTAGGTTTTTTAGCGTTTATCTTCATACTATTCTACTTTATGTTCCATCCCAAACATTGGTGGAAAGCATGGTTAATAGTAATAGGATTGAGTGTATTTGGAAACTATATGAAGGAAAGACAAGATAAACTTGACAAGGAAAACTACGATCACACTCCTGGATACGTTTATTTTCAACGTAATTTGGATATGAACAATTGGAGATAATTGTTTAATTTGGATTTTAAAAGAATTTTTCGTATATTAAGGTTATAAATTTGAAAAAGTAAAAGGTTATGCAAGTTACAAAAAGAAGAGGAAGACCAAGTAAAATGGAAGTAAAAAAAGAAATTGATCTTTCAACAGTAAAACTGTTTAGAGGAAGTGAATTACAGTTTAACGAATCACTGTTTATTCCATTAAAAACAAACACAGAAATAGATATTATATTATCTACTGAAGGTGGTTTAATGCCAGGTACATCAATGATGATTGCAGGTGGACCGGGGTCAGGTAAATCTACCCTAGTAATGGATATGCTTTCAAAGTTTACAATGCAAGGTTTGAAATGTTTGCTAGTGCAAGGAGAAATGGATAAAATTGGCCATTACAAATATTGTAAGAGAATGCCTGCATTCAGTTGTATCCAAACATTGTTTCTAAAAGATCACATGGACAATGTTAAAGAAGTAATTGAACATGTCTTTAATTTAGGGTATGACGTGATTGCTATTGATTCAATTGCTGAGATATTAGATATGTATAAGGATCAAAATGGAGGTTCATCTAAACAAGCCGAATCGTGGTTCTTGAAACTTCAGGATGAAGTTAAAAATGGAAAAAATACAAAAGGATATTATACTTCATTCATCAATATCCAACAATTCACCAAATCAGAGGAATTTGCAGGATCAAATAGATTAAAACATATGATGGAATCCTATTGTAAAGTAGAACGTTCAAAAGATGGTTTAGAGAGAACATTACATTTTGAGAAAAATCGAGACTGTGATAAAGATTTTAAAATATTCTTTTCGATCTATAGAGATGGTGTGCACTATGCTTTCAATCAAAATGAAGAATAAAAGGAATAGGGAGAGCAATCTCCCTTTCGTATATTAACTGAAAGTTCAAAAATCAAACGTTATGAAGTACAAATTTATTCCTGTTGACAACAACATCGACAAAGCTATTGCATTCGCTAACACACTAGATTCAAGCAATATTAAAAATGTTCAAAAAATTAAACAAAAACCTTTTTATATTGATACACTAGATGTTATAAAACAACTACAAGGTGAAGGTTGGGAATTGAAAGGTGTAGCTGAAGCAAGACTATCAAACAGAAAAGTAGGATTCAACTATGCTCAACTACAACATCCTGATTTTAATATTAAAAATAGCAATGGAAAAATCGAAGCGCTTGCCTCTATTACTATTCAAAATAGTTGCAGTGGAGCAAAACCTTTAGATATGAGTTTAGGTGCCTTTCGTTTAGTTTGTTCTAATGGATTGGTTAAAATGGAAAAAGCAGAACATACCAAGATTAAACATACCGAAATCAACTACAGTAAACTACCTCAGCTCATTACAGAATTAAATAATAAATCAATAATCTTAGCAGATGAAATTGATCGTATGAGAAACACAAATATGTCTATAGATGATATAAAGAAGTTTGCATACAATGCTGCAAAATTACGTTTTGGAAATGAAGTTAAAGAAGATCATGTAAATGAACTTTTAAGAGTAAATAGAATAGAGGATGAAGGAACAGATGCTTGGAAAGTATTTAACCGCATTCAAGAAAATCTAACTATGAATGTTAGAGATATGAGACAAGATTTTAAATTAAACAAGGAATTATTTGGAATGGCAAACCAATTAGTTTTAAATTAAGATATACTTTCATAACCTATAACTTGAGCCCCTTTTTAGGGGCTTTTGTTAACTAAAAGTTTGGGTTTTTAAAAAAGATTTCGTATATTATAGTATAAAAGAAAGAAAGTTATGGAAAATAGATTTAGATTAAACATGCATATTGAAGACCGAATTGAAATAAACGGAGTATGGTATGTTAGAGAAGATTCTATCAATGATCCACTAGATCACTTAGAAGCAGAAGAGATAGCCGTAACAAATTCACTCACATGCACCTATGAGTCAGGTGATTGGGCATTTGAGGCATTTGTTATCTTAAGAGATGAAGCAGAAACATTCCAAGACCACTACCCAGACCCTTCCATTCAAATTACAGATAAAAGACTCCCGGATAGAGATGATTGGACTGTAGAAGATGTAGATAATCCTATTTGGATGAGGGGTATTTTAGAGAATAACCCAGAATCTATGAAAGAAGCACGAGATATGTTTGACCCAACCGGGTTAAAAGAATTTAAAAACTTTCTAAGACACTTAGAGCAAAAAGGATGGTTATGAAAACAAGGTTATTAAAAAAGGTTAGAAAAAGATATAAAATAAATTTTCATCCAAAAGGAGTATTTTTATATGATACATTTTGGGAAGGACCTATATGGACATTAGAAGACTCCCACAATTCTTGGAGGACAAACATTTATGGGAGAGAAAATGAATATCTAATTAATGGAAAACTCCTAGATTGGATCAGGAAAGATTATGGTTATGTTAAAAATACAAATACACCAAAAATAAAGATATGGCCAAAATAAAATACTGGTTTACTCGTAAATTTCAACAGATAAGAAACGTATTCCGATGGTTACCAATCATCTGGAAACAGTATGATTTTGACTACCACTATTCAATCGAGGTATTCAAATTTCAACTTCAAAAACAAGCAGAATTTTTAGAATCGGATAAAGCAATCACTCGGTGCGCTAAGGATACAGCAAAACGTATTCGCACTATTATTAAGTTGATGGATAAAGTTTATGAAGATGATTATGCTTGTGAATACCAGGAAATACTAAAAGAAATGTATGGAGAGAATGTTTTGGATGTGAACTTTATTGAAGATAAATCCAAACCAACAATGTTTAAAATGCAATTTGAATATGAGAAATGGGATAACGCAGAAGAAATCTCACAGATAAAGGATGAACTATTCAAAATGTCACAAGAAAAACAAGATCGAGCACATAGAATACTATGGAAGATGATAGAAAAAGATATTAGAGGATTCTGGGATTAGATTTTGGATTCTTAAAATATTTTTCATATATTTAGAGTATAAAAGAAAGAAAGTTATGGATAAAGACAAAAAAGAGATGAAGATAACAATGGAATTTGATGGAATAGAAGAGCAACAAGAAGCAAGAGATGCTATCTATTCTAATGCTGCATGTGTATTTGATGGAAGATTTGATAAAGGACTAACATCATACGGAAACATTATTAACCTTTAAACAACAAAAACAATGAAACAAACAGCAGTAATGTGGTTATTACAAGAGCTTAAAAAAGTTAATTATCATCCAACAGAAGCAATGATTATGTATGCTAAGAAGTTGGAAAAGCAACAGATAATAGATGCTTATTCTAATAATGGATGGAATGATCAAGATGAAAGAGCAGATGCAGAACAATACTACAACGAAACCTATTCAAAATGAAAGCAAAACTAATATTAAAGCATAGAGGAGATTATAATTATTTCCTTGTTTCAAGAACTGATAATTCGGAAGCACTTGTAGCATCATTAAATCCTGATGAAGAAATATTTGAGCAAAAACTCTCCAAACAAAACTGTGACGAGATATTTGGAGTTGTCGATGTTGAGAAGTTGGCTAAAGAAGATGCTGATTTAAGATTTCCTAATCAAGGTGATGAAGAATCTTGGTTGGCAAGAAATTCTGGGGTTGTTTGGGGCTTCAACAAAGCAATGGAGTTGAATAAAGATAAGGTATTTACTATAAATGAAGTTAAAAAACTTATGCTTGAAATTGCTAAAAAAAGTAGAGAAGAAAAAGATTTAACACTACCTGATTATGTTAATAACATTTTAAATAACATTGATTATATTTTAGAACACAAAAATAAAGTTAATGAAATAAGAGTTGAAATTGAAACAGAAAAAATATATTACCCAGCAAATATGCCCAAAGAAGGAGAAGAAAGACCAGAATATAGACCTAAACTCGATTCAAATGGCTGCTTAATACTTAAAAAGATTTGATATGAAAAACATTAAGTATATAACATTAGCCTTTATATGTGGAATTATATTTTCCACAATGTTGTCAGTTTCTCAATCTGATGCAAAAAAGAGAAATAATAATACTAACATTGAATATACAATTCCTGTCAAACCTTTAAATACAGTTTATGTGGTAGGAACAAAAAATATGTATAAGTACTTGTCTAAAGGTTATCAAGTACAAGAAACAGTTGCTGCTAGATCAACATCCCCCCAGTATGTAGGATTTTTAATGGTGAAATATAAATAGACAACCTGAAAAAAATGTAATAAATTAAATATAAACCTTAATAGGGTATTGCATATATACCTTGTTAGCAAACGTAACTTTATTATGGAAACAAAACATTTGAGTAAAGACAAAGCAAATAAAGTGTATGACCTTTTGGTTTCAATTGGTGGTGCAAATGAAGAAGATAGAAGTAGTTTTATATACCACCATTGCGATGATAAGTATGGATGTAGAGAGTGGCGGTTTTGTGGAAAACTTGGATTTGGTGGTAAATACAGAAGCACTTGTAATGGTGTAACATATTACCCCGAAGATGAAACGCCCGAACGGATTGAAATTAGAAACCAATTGAATAGCGAACTGCAAAAAATTTAATTGCAGCTAACGT